ATGGCATCACTAATTGAGCGCAAGAATAAGGACGGCAAGGTCACTTCGTACCGCGTCCAATGGCGCAGGGGAGGACGCGAATCACCCCTAGAATACGAGCGTTTCACAGACAAGCGTGCAGCGGAAACGTTCAAGCGCATCCTCGAAATGAACAACCACGACTCGGTCAAAACCGAACGCGAGATCATCCGTGCATCAAACCGGTCCCCAACCTTATTTGCCGTATTTGAGCAGCACATGGCGCGACTGACCAACCTATCTGACGGAACGCTCACAGGGTACAGGCGCGACTGGAAAAACCACATTGCCCCCATGTTCGAGGACACGCCCGTAGAGACCATCGATGAGGATGATCTGGCTGAATGGGTGGCCTATATGAAGGGCAAGAAGCGGTCGCCAAAGACCATCGCCAACATTCACGGCTTCTTCTACTCGCTCATGAAAACAGCAGTGTCCCGCAAGTACAGGGCAGACAACCCATGCGAAGAAACACGCCTGCCCAAGAATGACGCGACCGAAGAAAAGAACACCTACCTCACCAAGGCAGAGCTTGCGCTCATCCTGTTGCACACAAAGAAGCACTTCCACCCGATGATCCTGTTCCTTGTCGGCACGGGGCTACGCTTCTCCGAGGCTATGGCGCTACGCCCAGGCGACTTCTCAGACGCGAACGGGGAATACTCCGTCACTGTCAGTAGGGCATGGAAGAAGTCATCTACACAGCGTCGCGTCATCGGCCCGCCCAAGTCTGAGAAAGCGCGTCGCAGTGTTTCCTTCGGGGAGGATCTTGCGTTGAAGATTGCCCCGCTCATCCAAGCCTGCGCACCGAATGACTATGTGTTCAAGATGGAGCAAGGCGGGGAAACGCACTCTCAGGCTGTCTATAACAAGGTGTGGAAGCCGGCGATCCTGGCCGCTCAGAAAGATGGGTTGAAGAAGACTCCACGCATTCACGATTTGCGCCACACCTACGCCTCTTGGCAGCTGGCGGGCGGTACGAGCATCTTCGACCTGTCGCGGTTCATGGGTCACGACTCAGTGAACACTACAGCCAACGTGTATTCGCACCTGATGCCTGAATCGAGGCGGAGGGGTGCCGCCACTATGAATAAGACGATGGGCGGATTGTTCGATATCAAGACGCAGAAGGAAATCGATGCAGAGAAGCAACTCGCTATAGAATAATAAATTTTAGACCCCCGTTGGATCTTCGGATCTGGTGGGGGTCTTTTGTCTTTTAAGTGGCAAGTGTCGGTCGGCTCGGCTAGGCTTATTGCAACCTCTCATTCGAACAAACTTTCGAACTAACAGGAGATTGCAGTAGTGCCCCAAAGCACCGACCAGAATAAGAAAAGCGCCACACCCGTAAGTGTGACGCTTTCCAGGATGACCGCAACCGATTTGGTTATGGTCGGACTAGCAACGAATGTTGCACCATCAGAGGTCCTTAGCGGCCTTATTCAGCAGAGCGCCAGGGTCAATGTCTAGCGCCTGACATATCTGCATGAACGCGGACACCGGGATATCCCGGTGTCCGTTCAGGTATCTAGACAGTGTATTCACTGCAAGGCCCGACCTTTCGGCCAATTCCTTTTTCAAGACACCTTTTACGGCTACCACCGCCCTAAGTTGCGCGGCAATGGACTGACTAGCTTTAGATTCATCATCCACACTGGATAGTTTATCACCATATCGGGCATGTTCACACCCGATAAGAATATTCAAGTCCTCACCCGATCAGGGTTGACCGTGCCCGATTGGGCATGTATGGTTATGAACATGATCAACAACGAAGCAGCCGAGAAGGTAGCGAACGCGGTTGAGAAGTCGAAAATCCCAGTTGCGCGAGTGGCTAGGGATTCGGGAGTTCCACGGGCAACCCTTGTTCGAAAGATGAACGGGGGCGGGGAGTTCGGAGTTTACGAAATTCTCCGTATCGCAAACGCCATCGGAATCGAACCGACTTCACTCCTGCCGTCGCTCTACCAGCCAAAAGCAGCCGCATAGAAAAGGCTCCCAGCTATTGGAGTAGCTGAGAGCCAACATTTCAACCAAACCTAGGAAGGTCAAAATGACTACCACCATCGTACCAATGATCGAAACTAGCAACAATGAGCTGGTTGTTTCCTCCGAGCAGATCGCAACCGGCGCGGGCGTTCAGCATAAGAACACTTTGGAGCTGATCAAGGCGAATCAGGCTGAATTGGAAGAGTTCGGACAGGTCGCGTTTGAAACGCGAGCTGGTTACAACAACTCTCAGGTTCGCGTCGCTCTGTTGAATGAACCGCAGGCGATGCTTCTCATGACGTTCCAGCGGAACACTGCCCAGGTGAAAGCGTTCAAGGTCGCACTGATCAAAGAGTTCAAGCGCCTCGCAGAAGCGCAACGCTTCGACCCAGCCACCCTCACCCGCATGGACATCCTCAAAATGGCTATCGAATCCGAAACGCGAGTCCACCAGCTCGAATCAAAGATCGAAGCCGACGCCGGGAAAGTCGCCTACGTGGATGAACACGTAGACCCGAAAGACGTTACCCTGTTCCGCACCGTCTGCCGAAACCTACAAATCAACGAATCAGACCTACGCAAAGCCCTGATCTACCGCCGGTGGATCTACGTATCCACCACGTACATCATGGGTAGCTACACGGTCAAAGAGTACGCCGCGCACCACAACTTCCAGGCCTACTTCAAAGTCTGCAAGTACCACAACAAGAAGACCGGCAGTGTGACCAACAGAGAGACCTTGAAAGTCACCCCCGAGGGCGTGGCAGCAATAACAAGGTTCGTGGAAAAGCTCACCAAAGAATACGGATCAGTTCGAGATGCCCTACCGCATCTGGAAATCAAGTACAACCAGCGCAAAGGAATCGCGGCATGAGCGCCCAGCCAGAGTTCATCAAACCTTCTGAGGTGGCTCGCCGGCTGAGCGTATCAACCCAAACCGTTCTCAACAAAGGCCACTCGGGCGAATGGGAATGGACGAAGCTAGCACCAAAGCTCTACCGCTTCACCGAAGAACAATACGAAGCAATCGCGCAAGGGCAAGCACAGCCACAGCGCAGGTCACGAAAATCAAAAATGCACGAAGCGCTGAAAGTCATCAGCCGCCAATCCACCTAATCAGGCAACACAACCCGTAGTACAAACACTTTTCCGTCCGCGGTGCTATCACCCGGCGCAGATACAGAGGTTATTTGTCATGCCCGAAAACGAAACGACAGCCTGGGGATTCCAGAAGCGAATCCTTGAAGCTAACCCCGAGATGAACAAGCGGTACGCGCAGCGCATGGCATATCGGCTAAAGCGACGCATGGACTTCGATACCCGCTGGGTCGGCGCTAACCCTGACGACGTATACGAAGAGGGTCTTCGCATCCTCGGAACAATCACCGATAGCACCGCCCGTGACGCAGTACGAAACTTGGAAGGAGCAACAGCATGAGTGCCACACGGTACCCCAGGCACGTCAAGGTTGGCGAACAACACGGACAATTCAGTGTTGTCAGAAGTGACTACATTTCCCGACGCGACCGAAATCGTGGAGTCAAGGAATCTCAGTACACATATTGGGTATGTCAGATCTGCAAGGAGGAAGTTTGCTCCGCTGGTGGGCTATTCGACCCCCAGCCGCACCTAAGTTTTCATCATGAGCGCGGTCATAGCGCTTGCGAATTCTGCGGCAAGGTGTTGACTAACTGCAATGACGGATCGCCTAGGCGACACCCGTTCAATAAGTGCCCCGGTAAAGATGAGTCGTATCGCGTACTAACGGCATTTGAATCGGACATCGTAGAGAATTTCCGCAAACTTCCTTCGCGCCTGAAGGAAGTTATCAAGAAAGAGTTAGCAGCAGTATGAGCGACACCGTTATTCACCCGTCGCATCTTGGCACGCTCCCAGCAAGGACGCTTCAAGAGTTTGTGAACCACTTCCCTGATGATGGTTTCCCGATTACGGGCGAGCTGGTCAACGCGGCGAAAGCGTTGCGTGCCACCAAACAAAAGTAAAGGCCACTAGCTGTAACTAGTGGCCTTCGTCGTTTCAAGGAGAAACAAATGAATAACCCTATTGTACCAACGCCTACCAACACTGAATTGCCAACCCCGCCCCCTGGTTTCAAGCTGGAGTATTCCTGCACTTGCGGAATGGGTTGCACGCCGGATGAATTGAACACTGCATACGGCTGCGAGATTGAGGGCTCTTCTTATCAGGGTCCAAGCGTGCGACTCAAGAGTAATAGTGGTTGCCAGTTGTCTAGCTTCTGGTCTGCGGATGGCGGCATTCAGTTCCGTCTTTCCAACTATGGGTACACGAGCGAGGCTTCTGACGCTAAGTACGTCAAGAAGCCGTGGACTACTGCTGAGCTGGAGTTCATCCCCGTCATGATCGCCAAGATGTTAGAGCGGATCGAAAGTGAGTAGCCAAGTGAAAGTCTGCTCGGTGGAGGGGTGCGAACGGACGGACATTGAGGGTTGGGGTCTGTGTGCCATGCATTACCTGCGCAAGAAGCGCAAAGGGAGCGTTGGAAGCGCTCAACCTAGTAGACGCCCCCAGGATGGGCTTTGTGAATTCCCCGGATGCTCAGGCACGAAGAAATCCAAGGGGTACTGCTCTAAGCATTATGGCCGGCTCCTTCGCCACGGTGATCCATCGGTGGACTTGAAAAGTAAGCCGAACAATATTTGTTCGCAACCCGAGTGCGATAAGAAGGTCAAAGCCTATGGCCTATGCGACACGCATAGGGCAAGGGTATTGCGCACTGGTGATGTGAACTGCGTTCGCCCAAACGCCGAAAAGGGTCCCAAGAATCCCGGCTGGAAAGGGGATGGAGTTTCATACAGCGGGGCGCACCGGCGCGTATATCGATACCGAGGCTCGGCAAGCAGTAACACTTGCCAGCATTGCGGCTCCCCTGCTCAGCACTGGGCTTACGACTGGACGGACCCGAATCACGTAACGGAACTCACGAGGTATGGGCTTAGAACATTCAGCCCTGACGTTAGTAGGTATGTCCCACTATGCGTACCATGTCACAAAAATTTCGACATCGGTCGAGACAGCAATCCGAAGCTCTAGCAATCCGCTAGGGCTTCAACTATTTCCAAGGAGAAGAACAAATGAATCGATACATTTCTAGCGGACTGGCTCAGGACGCTACCGAGGGTAAGCATGTCATCTTCTGCGGTATGGCAACCGAGGCGCGAGAAGCGTTCTATCAAGTGGCTGCCATCGCTGAAGATATACCGAGTGAGATTAGGCGTGCGAACGGGTATGAGGTAATCACCTTCCCTAGTGGAGGATCAGCTCGATTCATGTTCCGAAAAGATCAGCTCCGAAACAACTCGGCAGACGTGATCTACCTATCCGACCCAAATGAGGACTGGATCACCGAAGCACTAATCGCTGTTTCGACTCGCAGTGGTGAGGTGATTAGGCCATGAGTAAGCCACTTCCTGTCCCGATGGTTTTGGATGATTACGACGAGTATCACGAGCACGCATCCCAGGCGATGGACACCCTGATCGCACGCAACATCAGCTTCACAGCTGATGACATGCGCAACATGACCCCTGCACCATCTAACCCGAATTGGACGGGGAAAGTGTTTCAGGATTACGCCAGGCAGGGGTTGATTGTGAAAACGGGTTATGAGATGGCCCGGTCTAAAGCACGACGTGGAGGAACATTAGCACGCTGGATCGGGGTGATGCGTCGTGCCACGGTTTAGCCCCGCCACCGTGTTCATTTGGTCGTGTGTTACCCCGGTCGTAGCCCTAGTTTTCGTTGTCATAGCAGATATGGAGTGGTGGTAATGAGTGAGTTTGATCTTGAAAAAGTTGCTGACCTTGTGGAGGACGCGATCCGGTATCACGGCGCACCGTGGAAGCGTGTTGTGTCGTCGGATGGCAGCTTTTACGGTGTGACTGATCGCAACGGTTCGGTGGTCGCGCATTCGCCTGCCGTGGCAGCTTTGATCGCACAAGCTCCAACGATCATCCCAGTACTACTCGCACGCATTAGCGAACTCGAAGGAACATCATGACCATCAACTTGGATACCCTGCGCAAGCGTGCTGAGCTTCCGAATGCTTTGCATGGGTGCAGTTCCGATCCGTGTGGTTCGGTTGTCTGCCAGACCGCACGCGACCGAGACGAACTTTTGTCCCGCCTCGAACAGGCTGAGCAGGATCGTGTCAAACTGCGAAACCGTTTGGATGCGATGCGCCGGCAACGAGACGGATACCAGAACCAGATACGAAAAGCCGAACAGCAGGTAGCACGGGTGCGTGACCTCTTGGCATATCTGGAGAAACTTGCGCCGGGCGATAAGCATTACGCCGAATCGATCGACCGCGCCCTGGACGGTGATACCCGTGGCTGAGATTGTGCATGAGGACACCGAGGAAATCATTCGTATTTGGGAGACAAGGAATCAGCGATGAATAACAATCCGCTAAACCCGGACGCGCTCGAAGCGGCTTCACGGGCGATTGACCCGGAAGCTTGGGAAGTGGTGGACAAGCACCGAGGCGACCCAGGCGCTGAACGTCTCCGCGCTTCACTGACCTCTGAGGCGAACGCGCAAGTCTCCGCTTATCTCGCCGCCGCGCTGCCGGAAGTGACCGGTGAGCAGGTCAACCTTGCAGGCTGGACTTGTGACGGTATCCATGAGCCGGGTAGTTACGCCACCTGTGAGGACTGCCGGGGAGCTTGCGACGACCTGGCAAACTTCTACAACAACATGATGCAGCAACCGAAAGCGAACCGGTCGTGGACGGGTCGCCCGGCGGTGAAGCCATGACCGCTCACAAGACCAGGTCCTTTGAATGCCCTAAACTGCCCGTGTTTCAAGCGTCATGAGGGAAATGCGGGTGGACAGGCCGCGAATGGTCATTCCAAGCATCAGTCAGGGAAGAATAACAGGATCACAGGTGCGAACAGTGAGCGACTACACACCAAACACCGACCGAGTACGAGCCGCAGCAGTTGACGGCGCACTAATCACACAACCAGAGTTCGACAGGTGGTTAGCAACCGTCAAAGCTGAAGCACTTGAATGCCTAGCGTCCGAAGTCCATTCCAAATTCCAAGCATCCTGGATACGAGGCAAAGCAAGAGAATACACGCACGGCCCTCACAAACCAGTGGGGGCCTTCGCTAAACCCGTTGAAAGCGAGGCCGACAATGGCGACACTGATTTATGACTTGGATGAAACTGAGTATCACGCTCATGAGGCGCTAGGTTCGACCAGCATCAAGACGCTTTCGGATACTGGTATCAGCATGGCCGAGGTTAAAGTGTTGCTGTCTACGAATGAGCACAAGCGGACTTTCGACGTTGGGAGTTTGGCTCACGCTCTGATCCTCGAAGGCAGTCTTGACCGTTTGGTTGAGCGTGTGGACGTTGACGCATGGCGAACCATCGAAGCGAAAGCAGCTAAAGCTCATGCGTATGCTGCCGGGAAGATCCCCATCAACAACAGCGAAGTCGAGAGCATCTTGCAGCCGGTGGAGCGCATGGCAGATAGCGTCATGAGCCACCGGCTCGCATCCTCACTGTTGACGGACTTCAGCCCGGAGGTTAGCGCGTTCTGGGAACAAGACGGAATCAAGCTGAAAGCACGTTTTGATGCGTACCGGCCTAATCATGGTCAGCTCATCGACCTGAAAACAACCCGGTCCGCACGCCCCAACGACGTCCGCAAAAGCATCTCGGACTTCGGGTACTACATTCAAGCGCAACACTATTTGAACGGCGCTCAGGCGGTCACAGGCTTCGTGCCCGACTGGAAGTTCATCTTCGTGCAAAACTGCGAACCCTACACAGTCAGCGTCGGATCACTCGACCCCGAGGCACTACGGCAAGCACAAGCACGAATCGATATTGCGTTACGCCGATACCAGGAAGCCCAGTCATCGGGTAACTGGCCCGGCTACGAAACCGAATACACCTACGGCCTCACACCGTGGGAATCAATCAGAAACGAGGAAATGACCAATGAGTGACATCGTTGTTCACCAGCCACAAACAACACTGGCTATCCAACCGGAGCAGACACGGTTCACCGATCAGCAGGTGACCATGTTGCGCCACATTGGAGTGGAGAAAGCGAAGGACGCTGACCTGCAAGTGTTCTTCCACCAGTGCCAACGCACCGGGCTGGACCCGTTCGCACGGCAGATCTACATGATCGAACGTTGGTCGAAAGAAGGGCCGAAGTACACGATCCAGACTGGCATCGACGGCTACCGTCTGATCGGTCGCAGGGCAGCTCAGCGCGCCAAAGAGACGATCAGCGTCAAACAACCGTTGTGGGCACACCCGGACGGCGGATGGCGTGACGTATGGCTCCCAGCATGGGGCACACCGGGTGCGGCGAAGGTGACGATCCTGCGTGGCGGTGAAGAATTCACGGCGGTTGCTTTGTTCGATGAGTACAAGCAGACGAAACGCGATGGCGGGCTAACCCAGATGTGGGCGCAGCGTCCAGCAGGGCAGATCGCCAAGTGCGCCGAAGCGTTGGCGTGGCGTATGGCGTTCCCGCAGGACTTGGCTGGCATCTACACCGACACCGAGATGGAACAAGCAGACAACCGGCCAACACATGCACCACAGCCGGTTCAGGATCTTGGCGAACAGGTTCAGGCGCCGATGATCACCGCTGACCAATGGGAAGCCATCGTCAACTTCGGACAATCAAGGGGGATCGCAAATGCTGGCGTATTCGTATCTGAAACCCTTGGTCGGCAACTACGAGGCTGGCAAGAAATCACCGCCGACGAAGTATCCCTAATTATGAACACCCTCAACGAAATGGAGGCCAAGTAAATGGCTAATGACACTCTGATCACGGTAGTTGGAAATACGACTGCACCGGCTGAACTACGGTTCACCGCATCGGGTAGCGCGGTAGCTAACTTCACCGTTGCTTCCACCCCGCGCACCTTTGACCGACAGACCAACGAGTGGAAGGACGGCGAAACCCTGTTCCTGCGTTGCTCAGTGTGGCGTGAGATGGCCGAGAACGTCGCCGAGACGCTATCGGACAAGGGCATGGGGATCATTGTTCAGGGCAACTTGAAGCAGCGCGCCTATGAGAAGGACGGCGAAAAGCGCACCGTCTACGAGCTGGACGTGCAGGAGATCGGCCCTTCCCTCCGCTGGGCTTCCGCCAAGGTGACTCGCACTCAGCGTTCGGGCGGTGGCGGTAATCGTGCACCACAGCCTCAGCAGTCCGCTCAGCAGTCCGCACCACAGCAGAGCCAGCCACAGCAGGGTTGGAATGCGCCGGCTGCTGACCCGTGGAGCACCGGTAACAACCCTGCACCAAGCAACGGTGGCGGTTGGGGTAACCCGCAGCAGACAGAGCCACCCTTCTAACCCCCGCAGTAATCCACAAGCGCTAACCCAAACCGGGTAGCGCTATTTCTATACCCAGAAAGGCAAACAACATGGCTGAAAAACTAATCCAAGCCGCCGAAGAAGCGCTAAACCTTCTGATCGAAGCAGGCGCGGACACCCCAAGCAAGGCCGGAACCGCGCACAATCGAATCCGCCGTGCAATCTCCCAGCTAAAGGTTGCAACAAGCAGTGAAGACGGCGAAACGGTTGCAAGTCCTACAACCGCCCCTCGCAAAGGCTTCATCGAAGGCGATTCGACGATGTTTGACGAGTTGCAGTCCGTTCAACAGGAACGGTGCTCGAAGGTCAATGGAACTTACTGTAAGCGCCACGAGGTAGAGCATGGGCGTGAAGATAGCCCAGCAGTTGTCACCTATAGGGACGGCGCGTCTGAAACTTTTCAGATACGGAAAGTTGACGTGGAACGAGACTGGATCTTCCTGCGAAACTCCGCTGGAAAAACCGTAGCAATAATCGCGGCGCGAGAAGTTCACTCGATCACGCGCAAGTAACACCCAAGCCCCATACCGGGGCTTTTTCCATACGCGGGGTCGGTCAACACGCCGGCCCCGCAACCACACCCATAAGGAGCAATCATGTTTGACCCAAACGACTACCTAACCGAAGCCCAAAAACAAGAAATTGCTGAAGACATGTTCCGCCAGCAGATGCGCGAACACCTGAGCAACGAACGGCAAGTATCCAACCACCTATACCAGATCAACGCCGAACTGATCCACGAAGTACTCGACAGTTCCCTTGGCGGCGATTGGCGCGAACAGCTAGTAGCCAGCGTCCAAGAGTCACTGAAGAAAGATCTATCGTTCACTATCTTCCGCGACTCCGACCGCTACACCGGAGGCAAGGACGGCCCAGGCGTTGCACCCCTGCGTGAGGCCGTAGAGAAGCACGCAGGACGAATTGAACAGCGTGTCTTGCTAGCTATCGAAGAAATGGATGAGTACCGCATCGCTGAAATCATGCGCCTCGTACTCACTGATCGACTAGGAGGTGGCAAGTAATGAGTTACAACCACTGTGGCACTCCCGCTGGCCCGGAAAGTCACATCCGCAACGGTGAATCGTGCCAAGTTTGCAAAGACTGGATGAAACAAGTCGGCGCACGCATCGTCAAAGGCAAAGTTATTGCACCGAAACCCAAGCCGGTAAAAGTCACGAAACAGCGTGAAAGCAAACCAAAACTACGCCAACCCCGCACCAGCGACCTCATCCACGGCACCACCGCCGGCTACCACAAGCACCGTTCACGCGGCGAAACACCCTGCCAACCATGCAAGGACGCTAACGCCGAATACGCTCGCGCACTCCGAAGGAAGAACCCGCCAAAACCAGCCCAGAACCCTAGACAGCTCGCAGAAATTATTCACGGCACAGTCGCGGGCGCATCACTGCACAAGTACCGAGGCGAAAAACCATGCGAATCATGCCGCGAAGCGATGAACGCCTACTGCCGTAAAAGGTACTACGAAAAACGCGGGTCAGCACCGAAAGCGCCACGCACTCTCGCCCCGTGCGGAACTGAATCAGCTTACCGCCGCCATATCCGCGCCAACGAGACACCGTGCGAACCGTGCAAGGAAGCATCACGGTGTGATTCGAAGGAACGCTACGACCGGAAGGTAGGCAAAACGGCATGACCGAGAAGCCATGTTGCCTGAAGTGTAAAGGCCCTGCGCCTCATCACTTTTGTCAGAACAAGTATGTGAGCCTGCTTCAGCCGGGGTGTAACTGCCATCAGCGGCAAGACCGGATATCCCGCCTCAAGCAGGCAGAGCTATATAGGGACCCGACACCGGATGCTGCGATCGGCAACGTTATGAAAGGACGCAACAAATGACAATGCAAGACGATGAGATTCAGAACGACGTACTAGGTGAGCAGATTGATTTGGGTTGCATCAGCCGTCTCGGCGGCATCCTCGCGCAAGTGCCAGACCAGCCAGCCAAGTTCACCCGTGAACAACCATCCGTGTCATCCACCGGTGGGGCGAAGAACGTCAAACCTGAGAAGTTCTCACTTATCCCCAGCCAGGCACTCGCCAAAGTCGCTGAACACTACGGCGTAGGCGCTGAGAAATACGCGGCTCACCAATGGCGTCAAGGGTACGAATGGTCGAAGTCCTACGACGCGTTACAACGCCACGCCAACGCGTTCTGGGCTGGTGAAGACAACGACCGTGAGACAGGCACACCGCACATGGCAGCCGTCGCCTTCCACGCACTCACCCTGCTCACTTTCATGGATGAGCACCCCAACCACGACGACCGATACAAGGAGACCCCCAATGGGCGCTAATGAGAAGCACGCTGCCACCTACCACGGCGGAGAATACACGCCGAGTACGGATTCAGCGCGCAGAGCGTACGTATTTCACACAGCGGGGCCGAAGTCACCACCGCAAGAACGAGCGGAACGCAGAGAACACGAGTTCGACCGCTGGCTCGCCAAGATCCGCGCCGAAGCGAGAGCAGAAGCGCTTGATGAGGTTTTGACCGTACTCAACGCAGAGATCGAAGACGCGCCACCAGCGAATTACGAAGAGGACAACTACGAAGCCGGATACATCGACGGTCTCATGTTCGCTGAGGAGTTCACCGAAACCAGCGCCGACCAGTACAAGGAGAACCAGTCATGAGCGATCAGCCGACCTATGAAGAGCTTGTCCTGCGTTGCCAGCGACTCGCTAACATCATCGTCCGCAACAACAATGCCACCGAAATGCTACTCCGCGCCGAGGTCAAGAAAGCCAAGGCTAAAGCGTGGGATGAATGCGCGAATAACATCAGCGACGTGGACGACTTCGCCCCACCACGCCTAGCAGGAGAACTCAAGCAAGCGAACCCATACAAGGAGCAGTCATGAGTATTCAACCCGTAACGCCGCGTGACCTGTCGTTCGCGGATCGTGTCACTTACATCGACAACCTGTTTCAGGACTACTACCGGGAACACGGCACCGATGACTGCAAACCAGAATTCCTCATCCTGCAAGGACGCATCTGGCGGCTCGCTAACCAACGCCCATCAGACACCTCATGCATGAACATCCTCGGACTCATCAACTGGCGCGCACAAACCCACGCACGGTCACTCTGGGACGACGAAACCCAAGACGACTACATGCCCGAAGACGACGGCTACCAACAAGTCCTACAAGACCACCTGGACAGCCAAGAACAAACCATCACCGGACACATCCAACAACTCATACACAGGGAAAGGAAGTAACCACAAGTGGCACGCGACAGAGCGAATATCAACACGAACATCTGGACCGATACTCACTGGCGAACACTAACCCGCGATCAGCACTGGCTATACATGATGCTCCTAACCCACACCGAGCTCTCCTACGCCGGCGTTACAGACTGGCGACCAGGAAGGCTCATGCAGTTCGCAGCCGGAACATCACGACACGATATTGAGCGCATCGGTCACGAGTTGCAGTCAGAGCGTTTCATCTTCATCGACGAAGACACTGAGGAAGTGATGATCCGGTCTTTCATACGGCATGACGGGCTCTTGAAGAATCCGAAGATCACCGTTTCCATGGTCAATGCTTACGGTGCGATTGCCTCGAACAAGATCCGAGAAGTCTTCATTCACGAGTTGATTCGCATGCACACCGAGCAGCCGGAATTGAAGGCTTTTGAGAATGCGAAAGTGATTGCGTTGCTGAAGAATACGGCTCGCCCAATGCAGGAGTTTACCCAAGGTTTTACCCCAAGCATTCTGGATGATTTACCCCAAGCTTTACCCCAAGGTTTAGGGGAAGGTTTACCCAAAACACAAGGTAACGCCTTCCCCCTGCCTACTACTACAGCTACATCTACTACTACCCCTCCTACGGAGGGGGGTGCGGGGGGAGCGCGTCGCAAACCAGAGCGGCCATTGCCAGCCGATTGGGAACCAAACGACACACACAAAAAATATGCCATGGCAGAAGGAATCAATCTTGAATGGCAGGCTGAACGATTCAAAAGCCACGCACTCGCCAAAGATGTTCGATGGCGCGACTGGAATCAAGCATTCAAGAGCTGGTTGCTCAAGGCCGAGAAATCTAAAGCAACCGGATCATCACCATGGGACCAGAAAGGAATCCATCAATGATCGACATCGAAACAGCCGAACTTTCAATCCTTGGATCAATCCTCCTGACTCAAGGCCGAGTCCTGGAAGATCTGGACTTCGCACCAACCGACTACCGGCACCCAACGTTTGAGTTCATCCACCGCACCATGCGCGAGATGAAGCAATCCGGCAAACCTATCGACCCGCTCACCGTCATGGACACCCTCATGAAGTCCGGGCAGAAGGTAGACCCGGCAATCCTGCACAAGGCCGTGGACGTTACACCAACCGCTGCGAGCGTGAACCACTACGCGGCAATCGTCACCGACCACGCCACCATGCGCCGACTGCACACCGCAGCCAGCAAAGTTCAAACCATGGTCAACGACGGTGGCGACGCTGACGAAATCATGGAGCAAGCCCGAAAAGAAATTGACGGTGCACAGTCGAAAGCGAAAAGCGCACCAGTGCAATTCGTTCCCGACACCATGGAAACGACCGTGAACTTTCTGGACTCGGAGATCACCTTCACCCCAACACCATGGCCGTCTCTGAATCAGATCATCGACGGGCTGAAGCCAGGGGCGCTGTACGTCATCGGTGCGAGGCCATCGGTAGGCAAGTCCGTCGTCGGCTTACAGCTGGCGCGGGGAATGGCAGAGCACGGCTCAGTAGCGTTCGTGAGCCTGGAAATGAGCACCAACGACGTGAACATCAGGCTCATGGCCGCAGATCTGAAGATCGACATGCGGAAGCTCATGCGCCATGAACTAGACGCGACCGACTGGGCGAAGATCGGCGAATGGGTACAAAAGAACGACCTGCCGTTAGCGATCAATGACAACACCGGGTCCAGCATCACCGACATCAAACGGTTCGTGCGCAACGTGCACCGACGCAAACCACTAGCCGGCGTTGTGGTCGATTACTTGCAGCTCATGGCGCAACAGCCCGGAGACAATCGTCCACGGCATGAGTTCGTTGCGGACCTATCACGGCAGTTGAAGATCATGGCGATGGAGTTGGACGTGCCAGTGGTCGCCCTATCCCAGCTGAATCGTGGCAGTACGGCACGCGAGGATCAGCGCCCGAAGATCAGCGACCTGCGAGAGTCCGGGGCGGTGGAGCAGGACGCGGACGTAGTGATCCTATTGCACCGCGAAATTGACAGCGAGAAACGGTACGAAATCGACATGCTTGTTGGCAAGAACAGAAACGGTCCGACCGGGGCAACGTCGATGGAGTTCCTTGGCTACTGGGCTTCAATACGGGACAAGGGGAAGTCGTGAGAGAAAAGTTAGACGAACCGATGCACATCAGTGAAGTGATGGCCGAGTACCTGCAAGAACTCGAAACCACCTGCAACAACCACCAAGCCGTTGTCAATGACAGCGGCTCTCTCTATGCCCAAGGGGAGGCGTGATGGATGGCCAACTAGACGCGCTGGATTTGCTGACCGCTGAACCGGTCCGTGAGTACAAGCTCCCGTTCACGGTGGCCACGGGGCCGGGGAAGTACAGTGCCGACTTTTGCGCGTACTGCGGTGGCACTTTACGACTCAACGAGGGTAGCGCGGGACCAGCATCAATCGGCGGAACCGGCCCAAGTTACAGCTACAACGTCTGCGACCCGTGCAGCGACCGCTACCGGCGCATGAGGCCACCATCCGAACTTTGGACATTCAAGGAGATTCAATGACACGCACTAGGGCGAGCGCTAAGGCGGCTGGTTCGAAGTTTGAGCGGGATATTGCCGACCACCTGGCGAAGACGGTTGATGACCGCATCGACCGTCGAGTAAAAACCGGGGCGAAAGACCGGGGCGATATTGGCGGGGTCAGGGTCCACGGGCAAAAGCTGGTCTTGGAGTGCAAGAACACTTCTCGCATCAACCTCGGGACTTGGATCACCGAAGCCCATGCAGAGGCCGGCAACGACGACGCTTTAGCCGGTGTCATCGTGCACAAGCGCCACGGCAAAGGCAAGCCCGGTGATCAGTGGGTGACGATGACCGTGAACGACCTCATCGCCATCATCACCGGCGAACCGCAACCCGGTCGATACGAGTAACCCCCGCTGATTAACCTCAGGTTTAATTCTGAGAGCCTAACAGCCCGCAAGGCTACCCGTGGACGTTCACGCTCACGAACGCCCCGCAAATCCACTCTGAGCGCCCCAAACACCGGGCGCTATTTTCATTCCAGGAGAAACCAATGACCGAACTGGACTTCAGCACACCACCACGCCTCAACTCATTCGGTGAAACTATCCGCCGCATCGAAGCCGAACGACTCGAAGAAGCCAAGCAAGCGGTCGCGGACGGATGGACAGAAACCGACCACCCTGCGAAGTGCTGCCCACCAAAGACCTCCAAGCCGAAACCAAAAGGCCGGCCAATCGAAGAAGTGCAACGACTTCTAGGCCAGGCGGAACGCAAAGCGGTTCACTGGCAAAGCGTAGCTAACACGCTACAAGGAGAGCTAAACCAAACCGACGCAAACCGACCCAAATTTGATCACGGAATGATGCAGGTTTCGCTCAAGACCCGACGTAAGGGAATGGGCCGGGAAATACAGCTCTGGAAAGACGCCGACCACGCGAAGCAACGCGCAGACCACTACCAGCGACTTGTCAAAAAGTACCAAGACCAAATCAACAAGCGCTCCTAACCGGGCGCTATTTTTATGCAACGAAAGGCAAGTCATGCCCCGCATCAAGACGTACCTCAAGAATGGCCAAATCATCGAAACCGTGAGCCATCTCGAAACCAAGAAGCAATTTGGACAACTTACTGAGGCTAATTGGAAAGACATCAAATCCGGTGAACGAGTTATCCACCTAGAGCTAGACCAAATCGCCGCCATCACCGAAGTCATCGAAACCGAGCCCACCAAATGATCTTCACTCGCCGCACGTACCGGGTAGCGATCCGACGGTCGATCGCGAAGGAAGCCGTGCTCCACGGTGAGCACGCTGCATGCTTCCGTGGCCCTGAAGCTTGGTATGCCCAAATCAATCACACCCGCAAACTCCAAGCCCGCAAACGAAAGGAACGGAAATGAGCACCGACGAACTCATCACCCGCGCACGAAAAGCAATCGAAACCGGCCAACCAAACCTAGCCCAGCTCTACATGCGCAACGCAATCGAACAGACCAATCAGCAGCGACGCGAACTCAACCCGCTCGGATGGCAAGCGCGGCAGATGGCCGAAGGGTTCAAGCTCATCGGGGATCTGCTCACCCAGGCGGGCCAAGGATGGATGAGGTTCGTTGAATCTTTCGGAAAGCCCTTCGCTTCTGTGTCCGGCATCGACCGCAAGACGAACTACGCGCTAGTGGGACCAAGCAAATGACCTCCTACACGATTCAAGAGTCACCACCCGGAACATTTTCGCTCACCATCAACAACCAGCTGATAGCACAAGCCAGCGACCGGGCAACACTCGAACGCATGAAAACCGGACTCGAAAACAGCAACAACGCCCAACGAGCCGAACAAAACACAAACAACAACACAACCAGAGACGGAATCCAAGCACGATGAGCTGGATACAACAACGCACACACAGGGCAATGCGACACCTCAAAAGCGGAGGCAGCCAACTAGTTCAGGCAAAAGCCGACCAACGCCAAGAAACGTACCGGGCACGACTCAACCGGGAACTAGAACTCTACACCCGACGAATCAACCACCCACCACTAATCCACAACGGAAAGAAAGCACGATGAAAACCTACTACGTAATCGGTGAAGACCTCGGAGGATTCTTCGACACAGCAGACTGCACCCCAACATTCCACCGAACCATCGAATCAGCAGAAGAAGACCTGCGCAACTGGCAAGAACACGGACACCACGACGACCTGAAAATCTGGAAAATCACCGAGGTCAAACCATGAGCCAGCGATTCAGCGACGCCAATAAAAGAAACCTTGTTCCCGCAGATACAAAGGTCAGCGATAAGTGAGAGTAAAGGCCTGTTCTACCGCGACATTCCGGGGGTTTCCTTGGTAGAATGGAGACAGCCCCGGAAGGTACTGGACATACCAACCGAGGCCTAACCCTAGCCGTCAAGCAACTGACAGGAGGGCTACCGCAATGGTACCCAACACTTCCCCCGCAAAGAAAATCTGCTCCATCGAAGGATGCGAAAAGCCCAGCCGATCCTTGAAAATGTGCAAGATGCATTACACGAGGCAGCTGCGACACGGGAGTCCGGAGAAGGTGCAACAGATTCACGGAGACGACAACAGCCGTTTCTGGTCAAAAGTGGACAAAACCAATGAATGCTGGAATTGGTTAGGAACTGAGCACTCCGCAGGGTATGGAAAATTCTCAATAGATGGAAAATACCACTACGCTCACCGGGTGAGCTACGAGAAGCTTGTTGGTGAAATACCGCCCGGAATGGAAATAGACCACATCTGCCACAATCGCAAGTGTGTCAATCCAGACCACCTGCGTGTTACAACTCCGAAGCAAAACAACGAGAACCACCAGGGGCCTAAAGCAGATAGCGTAACCAGGGTGCGAGGAGTTCATTGGTATGAAGCCCGCTCCAAGTACATGGCTCAAGTTGGACACAACGGGAGAAACGTTTACGTCGGGTACTTTACGGACATCGCTGAGGCCGAAAAGGCTGTCATCGCTAAACGCAATGAACTGCATACACATAACGATCTAGACCGCATCTAAATCAAGAGGGCCACCTAACCGTGGCCCTCAGTCATTTAACGAGAGGCAACCAATGACCGAGTGCACTTCGGAAGCTTGCAACAACCCAACAGATCTCTACCTCTGCAATGAATGCGTCAAAGTCCTGGCCGACTGGATCAACGAAGCCATGGTCTACCTGCCAGAGCTAGACGCAGCCATCGCCAAGCAAACCACCATCAGCAAACCATCCGAAGGAGGAAACGGCACAAAGTCCGGCATCAACCCCGGCATCAATCTTGACGCGCTCCAACTCAAAATCAACCTGCAAAGCATCGACCGAACCGGCGAAGAATACGCACACGATGAATACGCAGCCGGTATTGCCTGGATGATCGAACAATGGGTCAAACGAGTGCGCATCATCGTGGAAGGCGAAGCTGAACTACCCATCAACCGAGAAGCAATCCGCGACAGGCTCGCCGCCGAAGTACCTGCCGAACTAAAAGTGAAGCCACTCATCCAATGGCTGGAAACAGTTCACGACCTAACCATCAAACGATCCTTGATTTGGAAATGGGCAGAACGTGGACATATCACCCGAACCAACACCGGGGGGCAAGCAACCTACGACCCAAGCGCCGTGCTAATCCACGCACGACGACACGCATTAGGACTCGTCATGAGGTGAGCTTTTAATCCGTGCGGGAGTCGTGTAAAGTATGACACTAGGAGATGGCAGAGCCATACCCGCACAGAGTCATCGTTCAACGGTGGCTCATTTTTTATGCCCAAAAGTGGCATCGTGGCGGCCGTCGGGAGAACCGCCCATAAACAACCCGACACACTACTATCCAACCGCCTCGGTGGACGGACAGCCCAGACCTTCCTTGGAAGCGTGGGCAAGCGCTACTAGGAACCGCCCTCGACCGCTCACGACGGGGTAGCGCACGACGGGTTCACGCCTAACCGCACGACTCCAACAGTCATGATCGGCGGCCAAGTATAGACACGATCCGAAACCCACGGGTTCGAACGGGGATCTACAACTGCCCCACCACCCTTGACGGCGCGACCCCTAACCAACACGCGATGCGAGTAGGCAAGCCACCGTCACCTAAACTCTCGGTCAAACGACAACCTCAGCGCCTTCCATGTGGGCGACCGAGGCGTAAAGGACGGACACCACAAACGCTATTTACTCCTTGCGATAGCGGTTCGCCCTGCCGAGAACCTACTTAGATAAAGGGGAAAACGAAATGCTCAGCCAGCCATGCATTGACGCGATGCTGCACGAAATCGCATCAGGCCGAAACATCGCGATCATCCCCGAATCCCACAAAGCACTAACGGCCATCATTCGCCAGCTCACAGACCTGCTACCCGTCGAGATAGTAGACCGCGTTCGAATGATGAACGGGCAAGAATCCATAACGCTCACCAACGGCGCGAGAATCCTCTTCCCCCGCCAGGCTCGCAACCTCAGAGGCGAGAACCTAGGCCTAGCAATCATCCAAGGCCGAGGCATGACCGAGGAAGACGCCTTCCACCTAATCCCGGCACTGGACACAACCAACGGGCCAATCCTCACACAGGCCTAAGTCATGGCGTCATCACGCACAGGCACGACCGAATGGTTCAACGTCTCGCGCAGAGTCCTACGTGAAGCTCTAGCTACAGGGCAAACGCAATGCATCTACTGTCATACACCGCTCAACTTTGAAAACCGCCGAGCCCCTAACGGCGCACAGGTTGATCACGTAATCCCGCACTCAAAGGGCGGTAGTGATCACCCATCGAACCTCATAGTCTGCTGCAGGACTTGCAACATAAGCAAAGGCAATAGAGCAGCACCAAAGAAGAAAACCGTTCTCGCCTCGAAACCGTTGAAGACCAGCCGGAAATGGTAAGCCCCATATCCCCAAACTGTGCGCAAGTTATCCACAGAAGGGGAGGGGGGGTAGGGGTTCGGCAGGGGGTCAAGGTCAGCCCCACCTGGCATAGCGAAAATTTCCCCCCGAGCTTCAACCACGAGCTGACTTGGCAAAATGCGAAAGTTGGGAAAATGGAAACTCGCCCTTGTTTTGAGTGCGAAAATGATTATTCACCGGCTAATAAGATTCAGAAATTCTGCTCGGAAAAATGCCGATACAGACACCGCGACCGGGGGCGTTTCGTTCCCTGCGTAGAGTGCGGCGAACCATTACAGAGGCAGAGTAGGCAAGTTGTCGGAGTGTCGAAGCACCAGGCGTGCCGAGGTGGGCATGGCTCGCCGGGAGAGTATCGCAAGGGGTGCAGGTGCGATTCCTGTCTGCGCGGACAGGCCGAACGAGCGAGCGAATATAGGCAACGGCATTTCGATGAGTATGGCGTATGGCTACGCGGTGATTGGATTGACCCTCTAGCGCGTCTTGCAATTTACGAGCGTGACTCGTGGATATGCCAACTGTGTAATGAGCCAGTTGAAAAGGGAGCTAAGCGAGGTGACCGAATGGCACCAACGCTGGACCACATTATTCCCCGATCGCTTCAGCTTGTGCCGGATCATTCGGATGGAAACCTGCGGACCGCGCATCACTGGTGCAACTCTTCTCGGGGAAACAGAGTTTAGTTGGAGGTTCTCGGCATGGATATTTTTGGTTTAGGTGAGCGCGGTAAAGAGCTTTGGGATGCGTTGAATACGGGCGAGGTTCCTCGCGATTCGCTGGTTTTGGAAGCGGCCCGAACGGCTGACCGGCTGAACGAGTTGGACAACATTATCCAGGGCAAAGGCGTCTTGGAATTGATGCAGTTCCGGCTTGATTTCCCCGAGGGTGACGGCGAGCCCTTCACGGTAGAGGTCAAATTCCAGAATGTTCTCAGCGAGGCCCGGCAGCAGCAAACGGCGTTCGCGACTTTGATTGAAAAGATTTCTCGCTACGGCTTGACGGCTACGGCAACGAAGGGCGCACCCGCGGCCCCGCTTCCGACAGGCGTTACGGCGCTGGATAAGATGCGTGCCCGCGTGGCGGCTCAGAGTGGCTAAGAGGTGATGCTCCTTGTCTTTGGTTGGCTCTCAGGTTGCGCGCTATCAGATTTCGCCGAAGTGCCCGAACGTTTCGACGGTTCACGCTGAGGCTTGTATCGACCTTGCCGCGGCTTATGGCCTGACTCTTGATGAGTGGCAAGCGAATACGGTTCGCATTTGGTTCCGCATGACCCCCGAGGGGCGCTGGGCGGCTTCCACTTGGGGCTTGTCAGTTGCTCGACAGAATGGCAAGAATGGCGCGCTTGAGGCTGTAGAGCTTTATTTGCTTGTCATGATGGGTTACAAGATTTTGCACACCTCGCATTTGCTCACCTCGGCGCGCAAGGCGTTCAAGCGCCTAATGCAGTTCTTCGGGCGCAAGGTGAATGACCCTAACGCGAAGTACCCCGAGCTAAACCAAATGGTTGTCGAGATTCGTAAGACCAACGGGCAGGAAGCAATCGAGCTTTCGAACGGTGGACTTATTGAGCTCGGCGCTCGCACGGGCGGCGCTGGCCGTGGTTCCTCTTTTGATTTCCTGATCGTTGATGAAGCGCAGGAATATGAAGAGGATGAACAGGAAGCGCTAGAGCCTACTACTTCGGCTTCGCCTTCGGGTGACCCTGTGACCGTTTATATGGGAACGCCTCCGAAGGTTGTGGGGGAGCGCGGCGAACCGTTCATTCGCGTTCGCTCTGCAGCGGTTACGGGCCGTTCGAAGCGCACGGCATGGGTGGAGCATTCGCCCCAGGGCGAGCTCGACAAGATGACCGAGATTGAGTTGCAAGCTTTCGTTCGCGATCGCCGCAATTGGGCCGAGGGTAACCCGGCGCTTGGGATTCGTTTAGCCGAGTCCACGATTGAAGGCGAGATGGAGCGGTGGTCTGCTAAGTCGTTTGCTCGCGAGCGCCTGAATATGTTCCCTTCGCCCGCCGAGGTGTTGGAACTTGCGTTCTCTGAAAAGGTTTTGAAGGCGCTGCAGGTTGGTGCCGATGAACTCGACCATGATTTGCCGGTGTCGGCGTTTGGGGTTGATATGAATCCCGAGAAAACGAAGGTTTCAATTTGCGCGGCTGTGCCAGGGGAGACGAAAACCCATTTAGAGCTTGCGGCGAACTCGCCATTTAGCGAAGAGGGTATTTCGGCTCTTGTGAATTGGCTTTGGGAGCGGTGCAAAAGGCGCGTTCCTGTGGTTATGGATGCTTTCAGCCCGGCGCGTGACTTGCTCGAAGCGCCGCTGAAAAAGCGGGGTCTTACCGTTCGAATTCTTGACACGAACGAATTCATTCAGGCTTGCGGGCAGCTTTATCACGCGGTAAAGCGTGAGCGTTCGATTACGTGGTTTGTCGAGCAAGAGCATTTCTTTGTGTCTATGAAATCCACGGTGAAAGAGCCGATCAAGAATCGACCGGGTTCTTTCAAGTGGAATCGCTCGGATTTGGAAGTTGATCTTATGCCGACTATGGCCGCGACTTGCGCGCTTTATGGTTCGGTCAAATTTGGTCGTCGTAAGCGTTCTAGCGGTGGCCCTGATGGTGGCTCTTCGCGGAAGCGTCATGCGGTGGTTTTGTGATTGGAGGTGGTTCGTGTGCTACGTGAACTAGACGCTTCGGAGCGATCGAAGTTTGAAGAGATGCTGCGCACCATTCGGCAACGCTCGCCACGTAATCAGTTGCGCCGGAACTTGCATGATTCTAAGCGCCGGTTGGATCGGGTCGGGTTTTCGGTTCCGCCTCATATGGTGGATTTCCAGACACCGCTCGGCTGGGGCGAGAAAACCGTATCGGTTCCTAGTTCGCGCATTCGCCCTGAGGGTTTCCGCCTTCCCGGTAATGGAACTGAGCTTGACGAACTGCAAGAGGTTTTCGACGGGCGCTATGTGTCGCGTTCTTTGCGTGGCGCTATCAAGTCATCTTTGAGGCATGGCCCGGCGTTCGTCTTCACCGCGAGCGGTGACACTAGTGCTGGTGACCCTGAGGTTATCATCGCTGTGCGAACCGCCATGCAAGCTACTTGCATTCAAGACTCGCGCACGGGCATCGTGACAGCGGCTCTTGAAGTAGTGAGCGGCAACAGCGTGAATATGCACGTTCCCGGTTGGATTTTGGCGATTGATCGCGTCGATGGTCGATGGGTTGTCGTCGATGAAGCGCGCCAAGGCCATGACGTGGTTGGCTGTGAGCCGTTCGTTTGGGATTGGGATGTTGACCGCCCGTTCGGGCGTTCGCGCATCACCCGCCCGCTGATTGGCGCAATGGAACGCGGCGTGCGCACCCTGCTACGCATGGAAGTCACGGCTGAATTCTTCTCTGCTCCGCAACGGTCTTTGCTTGGCGCGAGCGAAGAGCACTTCACCGATGAAAGCGGCAACCGAATCGACTTGTGGAAGGCGATCACGGGCGGCGTGTGGGCTTTGCCTGACGTGTGGGATGACGAAGAGGGCAAGCTAGTTCGGGCGCAGTTGCAACAGCTTTCTCAGGCTTCGATGCAACCGCATTCTGAGATGTTCAAGTCAATTGGTTTGCAAGTTTCCTCGGAAACTTCGATGCCTATGAGCTATTTGGGCATTCAGGAGAATCAGCCCGCCTCGGCCGATGCTATTCGAGCAGCCGAGGCCGACATGCTCTCGCTGATCGAGTATCAGATTGAGCTTTCCTACGAATCGGCGATGCTGAATCTTGCGCGCAAGGTTCTAGCGGTAAAGCGTGCAACATCGTTCGCGGCGATTGAGCGTGTCACTCGTGGCCTGTCGATTCGTTTCGCTGATCCTGGTACGCCTACTGTCGCGGCCCGTTCCGATGCGGCGTTGAAGTATGTTCAAGCGTTCCCTGATGGTGATCCTGAACTTGCTATGGAGCTTTACGGCTTGTCTGATGATCAGATCAAGCGCAACACGGAATACATGCGGAAGTCGAACGCTGGTTCGGTCTTAGATCGCCTCGTTGGCGGCGACGTGACCGGCGAACGCCCTCCGGCACCTAGTGCTCCTGAGGATTCGTAATGTCACGGGCTGTCCTTAACCGCTTACCTGCCGCGAATGACGACATTTCGCGTCGGGTTGCGGCTGATTTGCGTCGAATTTTGGCGCGTATCGATTTGGATAATCCGGTTTCGGCTCGTGCGGCGTTGTTTGAACTTGTTCCACCCTTGATTGAGCGGTGGGGCGATGTTTCTGCAACGGCGGCGGCTGAATGGTTCGAAGGATTTCGCGCAGCCAATGGCCTGCCTGGCCCGTTTCGATCAGTGCTAGCCCCGCCGTTGCCGATCGAACAGGTGAACGCCCGGATTGGTTTCGCAACTCGCGAGGCCGGTCACCTGTTCACTGGCCAGACTTCGGAATTCGCGGACTTTATGTTGCTGATCGCTAACGAATACTCGTTGGCGCCGGGGCATAACACGGTGTGGAATAACTCTGCTCGTGACGGTGCGGCATTTGCTCGCGTACCTGAGCCTGGTGCTTGCGATTTCTGCCTGATGCTTGCCAGTCGTGGATTCGTTTACTCTCGCGGCACTGTCGATCAAACTCAGGGCGCAGACGGTGAGATGACCCGCTTTCACGGCGGCTGCCGGTGCCATGCGATGCCGGTGTGGGAAGAAACCCGCGCACGCGTCGAGTACGGGTATGACCCAGAAAAACTGCTCGCCGAGCGTCAGGGCGCCTGATCGCCCGTAATTTTATTTTCCCGCCCTAGATGGTGCCGGGTTCAACCGCCGAGACGGCAAACAAAATGTGGAGGTAGCAATGCTGAAATCTGTCATGCCAACTTATGAGCCGTTGCCGTATTACATGTCCGCGATGGGCATGCAGGGCGCACGGTTCCTTGAAGGTAACGACGGCACTGGTTCGGACGATTCCGACAAATCGAACGAATCCGACGATGCTACGGACTTGAAAGAATCCGAGGGGCAAGCGCCGGACGAAGACAAGTCGAAGGAATCCGGCGATAAGGATTCGGAAGGCAAAGGCGAGGACGCGTCCGGTGAAGATGCGGACGCGGATAAGTCCGACGACGAATTCAAATCGGGCGAATCGAAGAAAGCCGTTCTGGCCGATCTTCGCAAGGCTCGCGACGAACGAAATACGTTGCGCACTGAGAACGAGACGCTGACCGAATCCGTATCTGAGCGAGACGCGGTGATTGCTACTAAAGACGCTGAGATTGCCTCGTTGAAAGCCGAAGCTCAGGTTTCTACGTTGGCAGCGACTCACGGAATTGTTGACGAAGCCGATGTTGAATTGTTGGCTTCAATCTCCGATGAGGAGAAGCGCACGAAGCTCGCTGAGCGACTCGCAAAGGACGCACGAAACCGAGTGAATCGACGTGTAGGCGCGTCGGGCAAAGGCACGCCCGCAGGGTCGTTGGATGCTGGTCGCGACCTCTACGAAAGCCGTAAGAAGTAAACAATTTTTCTAGACCCTTTAGGAGGGATCATGGATCTCACTATCAAGCGTGAATCTTTTGGCCAGGATGATCAGTCTTGGCTCGGCTCTGCCCACGGCACTAATGCTGCGCAGACCATTACCTTGGACGTTTCGACGTTCACTGCCGAAGAGCATTACCCGGACGGTTGGCTGAAGTCTGGCCTGCCTTTGGCGAAGTCCGAAGAGACGTATGTCCTTTGGACTACTGAAGCCGATTTGGCGGGTTTCTTGTTCACTACGGTGCGAGTGCCAGTAGACACTGCAACCCCGGTGGGCGCTGCAATCCTTGAGCATGGCCGTGTGAAGACTGCAAAGCTACCCGTATCCGTCGACACTGCCGGTCAGGCTACTGCTGCCGGTCGAATCATTTTCGCCTAGGAGGCAATCTAAATGGCACTAGTTCTATCGAGTGAATTCATCACTCCAAACGAGCTGACCGGTTATGTTCGCGCCGCCCTGGCCGATCTGCCGCAGAACACTTTCGGCCTTTCGGCTTACCTGCCAGACGTTGAGACCGATGACATTGATTTCCGTGCGTCAGTTGGCGGGGGCGGGTTGTCTCGCGCTGCTTCGTTCCGTGCGTACGATGCCGAGTCACCTATTTCCGGTCGCACCGGCATCTCTCGCATTAGCGGTGAACTTCCTCCAATTTCTGAGAAGTGTCGCCTGGGCGAGTATGACCGCCTGAAGATGCGCAAGCTTGACGAAGGTATCAAGAACGCAATCCTTAACGATGCAGTTGACCTCGCCAAGGCAATCAAGGCGCGTCTTGAGATTGCGCGTGGTGAGGCTTTGAACTTGGGCAAGGTTACTTTGTCTGAGAACGGCCTTGCACTTGAGGCTGATTTTGGTCGCAAGGCAAGCCACACCCAGACCGCTGTTACCCGCTGGGACCAGGCCGAATCTGACCCTATCGCGGACTTGCTCGCATGGTCTGCCGTGTATAAGGCAACCAACGGCATTCGACCTGCCGAGGCATTGGTTTCCGATCAGCTCATTTCAGCGCTGATGCGCAACAGCTCCATCCGTGGCTACGTCCTGCCAGCGGGTTCGACTCAGAACATCGTCACTGTGGATGCACTGAACGCATTGCTGGCTTCGTTCCAGCTGCCTAAGTTCACCGTTTACGAGGCTCAGATTCAGGGCGAAGACGGTAACGCGCAGTCGATTCTTGACCCTAAGCGCGTCCTGTTCTTGCCGCCTGCGGGCCAGAAGATCGGCGAAACCCTGTGGGGTGTCACTGCTGAGGCGCTGGACGAGAACTACGGCATCGACTCGACCGACGGGCCAGGCATTGTGGTTGGTTCCTACTCGGACAATGACCCGGTTTCGCAGTGGACTAAGGCATCTGCTATCGCGTTGCCGGTTGTTCCAAACGCCAACCTGACCCTTTCTGGTCTGGCGCTTACCTAGCCACTAGCCAGCGTTGGGTCGCTCATTATATGGGCGACCCAACGTGGAAATAATTTTGGAGGTTCCCACGATGGGAAATATTTCTTTAGGTCATTCTTCTGCGCTTGACGCGTCGGGCAAGTTGCATGAGTTTCGACCGGGCGACGAACTGCCGGGTTGGGTTACGGCAAAGCAAAAAGAATCTGACCAGATTCCCGTAAAGCTTGTTGCCGGCGATGAAGCGAGCGAGATCATCGCCCGTGCAGAGAACGACGCGGCGGGCATCATCGCAAAGGCTGAAGCTGAAGCCGCTGAAATTCTCGCGAACGCTCATGGGCAGGTGTCGAGCACAGGCGGCGACGAGAGCAACGAAAACGCCGAGTCTGAGCCTGAAAAGGTTGAGCCTGCCGCTGAGCCGGATTTTACTCAGCCAGCGCCGGCTAAGCGTGGGCGCCCGCGTAAGCAGGTCTAAGCATGGCCGTACCATTCGCAACTATTGAAGACTTGCGCTCTCACTGGCCGGGCATGCCGACCGAATATGAAGCCGAGGGGGATCAGAAGCTCAAAGAGTCTTCGATTGTCCTTCGGAATCTTTACCCCGGAGTTGACGGGCGAATTTCGACAGGGAAGCTTGACGCGGAAGTTCCCAAGCTCATTGTTTGCCGAATGGTCAAGCGTGCCTTGCTCGCAGCTATCAACGATGTTGAGGGCGTGGCATCGCGCAACGAAACCGCGGGCGGTGTGAGCACTGGCCTTTCGTTTAGCAACCCGAACGGCAACTTGTATCTGACGAAGGATGACAAGGCGCTTTTGGGTAGCGGGAAGAGTGGCCGCAAGGCGTTCATGATCGTTCCGGGGTTGCCGTAATGTTGCCCCGATTCGCTAACCAGACTGTTGTCGTGCTCATGCCCGAAGAGATTGTGGAGCGCGGGGAGACGGTGGAGAGCTGGACGGTTCCGACGCGCACGCCGATTGATGGGTGTTCTGTGCAGCCGGGGAACGGTGGCCGCGACTTTGAGCATGCTGATGGTGTGGTCGCTGACTTCACGGTCTACCTTCCCGAGACTGCCATGGTGCCACGTCGCGCAAGGGTTGAGCTTCCCGTTACTGACGGTCAGTTCGTGCTACTTGGCGAGCCTGAGCCGTGGATTTACGGCTTGCGTACTGACCACGTTCGAATTCGATTGCGGAGGCGTGATGGCTAGAAAAATCAAGGTCAAGCTGAAAAGCGCGGGCGCTCGGGCGCTACTCAATGACCCGGCTGTTGCCAGCCTACTTATGAGTGAAGGGCAGAAGATCGCCAACCGCGCCGGGCCGGGCTATGAAGCCGTGGCAGGAACTCGGGGGCAGACTCGCGCCCGTGTCTTCATTGGCACAGAGACGACAGAGGCCGCTATCGACAATGCACGCAACGCGACACTGTTGCGCGCACTTGGTGGCGGCTAATGCAAGCTCCTGCCGATGTTGAGTACCTGGTGCGCGAGTACCTGAAACCGCTGGCGGGCGTACCCGTTTCTTCAAAGACGACGAACGACAAGAATTTTTTGGTCGCTTTCTCTTTGGGTGGCCCCGAAGCAACGCTGGTGTCCGGTCGCCCGAGGCTGGTCTTTGACTGCTACGGCGAGCGCGAGGCTTTAGCGATCAAGCTGGCGCAACGGGTGTGGGGGCTAGTCAAGGGCTTGGACGGTCTTTTTCTTGATGGGGTGCAGTTCTACGAGGTGGAAGCAAACCTTCCGGTCAATCTTCCGCATCCTGACAAGCCGACCCTGTTTCGGTATCAGTTCAATGCGGCTATCCATGTCCATCATGCGGTGATCGCTTAGCCCTCGCGCTCCAACTCACTCACGTTTTTATGCCACGTACCAAATTGCGGTGCGTGGCGTTGTTCTTTAATGCCCGGAAGGGGTAATAACCATGGCTATTGATGCCAAGAATGTTCTTGTAGGTGGGCCGGATCAGGCAACCACCGGGGCGATCCTTTCGGGTGGCCCAGAAGCTGTTCTGCCGACTGCGCCGGGAGAGGCGGCCGGGGACGATTGGGAAGACTCGGGGTATATCTCCGAGGACGGACTCACGCTGACCCCCGAACGGTCAATGACCGGGATCAAAGACTGGTCGGGTGCGACCATCAAGGAAATCTTGGAGGAATTCAACGGCACTCTGGCGTGGGCTCATTTGGAGACGAACGAAGCGGCGTTGAAGAACTACTTCGGCGACGACAATGTGAAGGTCACCCCGGCAACTGAAAGCACGGGCCGCATCATCAAGGCTTCCATGGGCGCTACGGATATGCCGCGTAAGCCGTGGCAGTTCCGCGTCAAGGACGGCAAAGCCAAGGTGCTGATTGTGGTGCCTGACGGCCAGGTGTCTGAGCAGGGCGAAGTTGCGTTCACGAAGACGAACGCGATCACTTGGCCGATCACGCTAAAGACGTTCCCAGATGCGGACGGATACAACGTTCACATCTACACCGATGACGGGGTTTTCTCCGCCTAACAGGCTGGTGGGCCGGGGTTTCTTCATGCGGGAGCGCTCCCCGGCTCACCCTTTTTCTAATGCGCTCCCATTCCAAATTTTTGAAAGGTGTTCCCGCAAATGGTTTTCAAGCCTAGTTTCAAGCAGAACGTTTTTGAGTTTCAGCTCTCCGGTTCCAAGAAGAAGTTTTCCATTCCGTTGCGCCAGTACATTAGCGCCGATTTGGCCGAGCGCTTAGAGGAAGCGGCGACGACTGCGCAGCCGATGATCAAGAAGATTCAGGAAGCCAAGGAGCTGGCGAGCGCTTCGGGTGAAGAGCCGGTTCTGCCTGATGATTTTGACCCCGATATGTTGGCGTCGCTGTCTCGAATTCAGCGTGAGCTTTTCGAGAAGTACGCGCCGGGTTGCTACGCCGCTGGCACTAAGGGCGAAATTCAGGAAGTCATGCAGGAATGGGGCCGGGTTTCCAACATTGAGTTGGGGGAATCTTCGGCCTCGTCCAGCTCCTAAGGGAGTATGGCGAGGCCATTGAGTATCATCTGCTGACTCTCGGGAAGCACATAGATGATCTTGGCACTTTTGAGCTCTCGTGGCGTGACCTTTGGGTGATTGTGCGTCATGCTCCGGCCGGTTCGGCTATTGCGCGTGCGATGCATCCAGAGGTTGCCGCTTGGGCCAACGGTGAAGTCAATGCGCAGCTCTTGGCGCTCATTGGCGACATGCTCGCAGAGGGAAATTGGCAGCGTGCAGGGCGTAAAAATGCGCCGCATCCGAAGCCGATTGACCGCCCCGGCGCTGAAAACGGTTCGCGCTCGTTCGGCAAAGACCCTATTCCGATTAGCCAGTTCGATGACTGGTGGGAATCCAATTGACCCTTTGGGGTCTTTTTTTATGCCCGAAGGGGGTCTAAATGGCTGGTAGCGGCGTTGATATTGCTCAGGCTTACGTCCATCTCATTCCGTCGATGGAGGGTGCGCAGGGAACGATTGCCGACGTCTTGACCCCCGGCGCGAATAAGGCGGGGGAGCAGGCGGGCAAGAGCGCGGGCGGCAAGTTTTCCGGGTCGTTCAAAAAAGGCCTAGTTGCGCTCGGTGCGGCGGCGGCTGTCACAGGCGCGTTTGCTGGCATGTGGAAAATTGGCGACACGTTCGACCAAATGGCTAACTCAATTCGCGTCGGCACTGGGGCGACGGGTGATGACCTTGAAGGTCTGGTGCAGGTTGCCAAGAACGTTGGCAAGACGGTACCGAATGAGTTCGGCGATATTGGTACGGCGGTTGCCGATATCAACACCCGCATGGGCCTATCGGGCGAGACGATGGAAACCGTCGCGGCGCAGTACCTGCAAGCGGGCAATATCCTCGGTGAGGCCGTGGACGTTGGCAAGACTTCCGCGGCGTTTAGTGCTTTCAAGATCGAGGGCGACGACGTTTCTAAGTCGATGGATCACCTTTTTCAGGTATCCCAGGCTACAGGCGTTGGCATGAATGACTTGGCTTCTCAGGTATCCGAGAATGCTCCGGCTGTTCAGGCGCTCGGGTTCAGCTTCGAAGAGACTGCTGTGCTGATTGGTTCACTGGATAAGGCCGGCCTGAACTCGACTCAGGTCATGTCGTCCATGTCTCGGGGGCTTGTCAACCTTGCCAAGGACGGCGAAGAGCCAGCCGAGGCGTTCCAGCGTGTGCAAAGCGAGATTGGCGGATTCATTGAATCCGGCGACAAGGCGGCCGCGCTGGACTTGGCATCTGAGGTGTTCGGTACTCGCGGCGCCTCGCAGTTCATCGGGGCGTTGGAGTCCGGCGCCATAAACATGGATGACCTTGGCAAGGCTGCAGGGCAGACCGCGGACACGATCCTTGGCACTGCTGAGGAAACTATGAGCTTTGGCCAGCAATGGGATGTGGTCAAGAATAATGCGACGCTGGCGCTAGAGCCGTTGGCCTCGGGCATTTTTAGCACCATTTCCACGGCACTGACGGACATGATGCCGAGCATTCAGGCGTTCGGCGCCTGGCTGGGTGAAAATCAGTGGGTTCTCGGCATTGTGGCGGGAATTATCGGCGTGACTCTGGTTGCGGCTGTTGTGGCGTGGACTACCAGCATTTGGGCGGCGAACGCGGCCCTGCTGGCAAGCCCGATCACATGGATTGTCCTTGGCCTTGTCGCGCTTGTGGCTGGCATCGTTTACCTTGCGACTCAAACCGAGTTTTTCCAGACCATTTGGGATGCGGTTTGGGGGTTCATTCAGACTTCGATTCAGGTTGCCGGTGACTTTATCGGTTCAACGCTAACTTGGATTAGTGATACGTGGTCTGCTGTTTGGAGCGCGGTATCTTCGTTTGCGCAGTCTGTTTGGGATGCGATTACCGGTTTCATTAGCTCGGCGATCACTGGCGTGCAGACTGTAATCTCGAATGTCGTTTCAGCGATTAGCGCTACGTGGTCGAGCGTGTGGAACACGATCAAGACTGTGGCTTCGGCTGTTTGGGCTGGAATCGTGGCTTTCGTTACGGGCTACATCAATGCGGTGAAGCTGGTCATCTCGACGGTGATCAATGCGATCAAGACCGTGTGGTCGAATGTCTGGAATGGCATCAAGGGCGTGGCGAAGTCGGTCTGGGAAGGCATTGTTGGATTCGTCAAGACTTACATCAATAACGTCAAGACGAACATTTCAAACATTCTGAACACGATCAAATCTATCTGGTCTAGCGGCTGGAATTTCGTCAAGACCACCGTCTCGAATATTTGGGATGGAATTATGGGCTTCTTTTCTGGCGCCGTATCCACGGTTTCAGGGATCTTTGGACGGATCGGCGATGCGATCATGACCCCGTTCCGCAATGCGTTCAATTCGATTGCCGGATTCTGGAATAACACGGTCGGAAAGATCAGCTTTACTATCCCGGACTGGGTTCCTGGTGTGGGTGGCAGCGGATGGTCTGTGCCGAACATTCCTATGTTGGCAAAGGGTGGCGTTGTCACGAAGCCGACGCTTGCGGTTGTGGGCGAGGCCGGGCCGGAAGCTGTCATTCCCTTGTCGAAGCTATCTCAGCACGTTCCGGAAGGCGGCGGCGGGGGCATGGCTTCCGGCGACGTTGATCGGATTATCTACGCGCTTCAAAAGTTGGCTGAGCGTCCGGTTGAGGTTCAGGCAGATATTGGAGTTAGCGACATTTCTCAGGGTCTTTACGCTCGGGGAAGCAATTCCAACCGATCCAACGGCAAAGTAAGTCTAGGGGGGCCGGTGAGTTGAGTTTTATCTTCGGTGGCGTGGATACAAATAGCCTGGCTGGGGTGACGGCGACTCTTGTTGAGTGGCCGTCACTCGGCGGGTTGTCTTTGGAAACTGAGGACACAGAAGGCCGGGATGCGCGGTATTTCTACGGCGCTTCTCAGTCTCACACGGCGTTCACTTTTGACGTTCTTATCGAGGGGTCTACGCCGGAACAGGCTGCAGAGCGACGCGATAATTTCGTGGGCTTGATTGCCCCGCACCGTGGCGCGCAGAGCTTGATTGCCGAGCTGGATACGGCATGGCAGTGGTGGGAAGTCATGGTTTCGGGCCAGATCGACTGGCGCCGTGCTGGCTGGCATCGCGGTAAGAGCTTCACGTTGCGCGCTGATGTTTCATTCGAGACGGTGGGCGATGCGGCGGCGATGGAGGCCGAACAGGTGCCGGTTAGTTTCGCTTCGTCGCTTTCGTTCACTTTGGATCGTGGAAATACGGTTGCTTATCCGCAGATTGAGTTTCCATCTGGCGCTCGGGCGACGGTGAAGGTTGGCGGCTTTGAGGTTGTGGTTTCGGATACGACTTCGGGGCGCACGAACGTTTTGGATTATCAGGCGATGGAGTTTTATCAAAAGGATGCGACGAACGGCGCGAGGTTGGCCAGCATCGTTCGTTTCATGAGTCATTATCGCCGTGCGTCGCTTACGCCTGGTCAGTCTGTGAGTGTTTCGGCGGTTGGTGCGCCCACGGGCACGCGGCGGCTGTATCCGAACGCTCGGCGAGTCTAAGGGGGTTGTATGTGGGATAACCGTTTTTCGTGGTCTGGCGAGGTTCCGACTTCCTACCCTGGGTTGAACGCAGTTGCTTTGCAGCGGATCACGCCTACTACCGGCCTGAATTACGCTGATGCTGTTACGCCGTCGCGCCAGTGGCAGCGTGTGGTTGGTGGCGCGAATGATGGTTACGTGGCTGGTTCATGGGGCTATCAAATGGGCTTGAACTCGGTCAATCCGGCGACTGACCAAGGCGGGTTCAAGCTGCCGAACTTCAGTGGCTTGTGGCCAGCCGGCGGCAAATTGCTTATGGGCTTGTGGACGCGCCAGAGTTACGTGATGGCGCACAGCCCGCTCATGTCTACTCGTGACGGTTCTAGCCCGCTTGCGTATCTTGCCACGGCAGCCTCGGGGCGGCTTCGTCATCAGGTTTACAACTCGGCTGGCGCGTTGATCCTTGACCAGTACGAGGATACCCCTTGGGTTCAGACCCTTGAATGGCAGTTCGTCGGACAGCTCATTGATTTTGGGGCGCAGACCTCCCAGATATTCAGTGTCCTCGCCTCGACTAAAGCAACATGGGTTGGTCCGGTTCGTGCTCTTTCTGGCGCACCTAACCCGGCTTCTACCGCGGATCTCGATGTGTACTCGTTGCCTGGCTATTGGACAACGGGCGTTTTTGATGAAGCTTTGGTTGCTCATCCTGGCGATTCATTTGACCTGCCCGGTTTCGTGGATGCGATTGCTCTGGGGCAGTGGGCTAACGGCCAAGCTGATGCGAACCGGACTCGTTTCAACGTGTCTGAGTCTGCGATCACTGCAACGGCTGCACAGACCCTTTCTACTGGCGCTGAACGTGTTTCGTGGAGCACCCAGCCTGTGGTTACAGGCGCGCCGGCTGGCGCTGTGCCGTACTGGTCAACCGATGCTGGCGTGTCGTGGCAGACAGGCGCAGGGCTTCCCGCCGCGTTGAATGGCTTGCTTCGGTGGACTGTGCCGATGACGGTTGGCCAGTCATTCAGCGGTTTCACGGTGGACGTTCCGAGCGAGCCAGCGCCGACGCTAAACGCGATCCCCAATCAGACCTTGGAACAGGGCGGCCTGGTCAATATTCCTTTGGTGTTCTCTAATCAGGGTGCGCCGTCGTGGAGTATTAGCACGCCGCCTGTCGCTTCGGCGACTATCTCGGGTTCGGTGCTTACTTTAGCCTCGGGCTTCGAAGTCGGCGACGGTCAAGTGACGGTTACTTTGACTGATGAAATTGGGCGCAAGGTTTCGCGTACTTTCACGGTGACGGTGACGGCGCGTGAGTGGGAAGCTGGCGCGCCTCCGAATTATCCGCATGCACCGATCATTCTTTATGACGGTAACGATGTGCCGGTGACGGTGATCATTGATTCTTTGGGTGCTGTGGTCACGTCCGAGGTGAACGGCGAGCATAAGTTTGAGTTCACTTTGCCCGCGACTCATAAGTACGCTTCGACGTTGACGAATGAGCAGTTTGTTGAGGTGGAGGGGGAGCGTTACCGGATTCGGCGCATTACAGATGCGCGGTCTGGCCGGAAAGTTCACACGACTGTTTTTGCTGAGGCTGAATTTTATGATTTGGCGACGGCTGGGCAGATTGACGCGCAGGAGTTCCGGCAGGTGGCGGCGGGCGACGTGATGACTATTGCGTTGGCTGGCACCGGGTGGACTGTGGACGTGGCGAACGTTCGGACTTTGCGCACGTATTCGATTGAGAACACTAACCCGCTCGCGCTTTTGCGTGAGGTTCAAAAGAACCACGGCGGCGATCTGGTGTTTGATAATCGCAATCACCGCGTTTCACTGGTCACGAATTCGGGCCGCGATAATGGCGTTGCATTCTTCTACGGCAAGGGGTTGTACGATCCTAAGCGCGTGGTTGATACGACTTCGTTGATTACCCGGATTTATGCGCGCAACGCGGACGGGCAAACCATCGCCTCGGTGAATAACGGTGTGCCGTATGTGGAGGACTTCGCTTACACGTCCGAAGTTCGTTCGGCGACCTACGATTTCAAGTCTGGCACGTCGCCTTACACGATGCTTGCAATGGCTAACGCGACCCTGGCGAATCGTTCGAAGCCGTCGTATTCATACGAGGTCACGGTTGCCGATACTGGCAGCGAGCTTAATGCTTTCGATGCGGGCGATTTCGTGACGGTGGTTGATGAAGAGATTGGTATTTCGGACACGCAGCGCATTGTGAAACTGGAATACGACATTGTTAGGCCGTGGCGCTCAGGCATCACGCTCTCGGCCAAACTTCGCGAATTGGGCTCTTCGGAATCCACGGACGCGGGCTTGCTGACCACGGGCACGGGGCAAGGCGCTTTTGACCTTGTGCCTTTCAACCTTCTACTGAATGCACGATTCGATAACGGGCTGGCTCACTGGGCTAGCCTCGGCGCGGAAGTCGTAGACGGTGAAGGCACTGGCGATCAAGCGGTCATGTTTAGCGGGCCGGGTGAACGGTGGATTGAGCAGACGGTCACGCCGGACAATCGCGAATCGTATGCTTTCAGCTTTGACGTGCGCAGTACGGGGCCGACTGGCTTCGTGCCTGATCTTGGCGTTGAGGCTGTGGTTACTTACGCGGATGGAACGTCTGAGACTATCCAGCTCGAAATTTCTTAGGGGGTCACGTTGCAGGGAACGTTACGCACGTCGGGTAATCCGAATCTGATCAAACTGCGCGTGACCTCGAAGGGCTTGCCGACCGGCGCGACGGTGGAGGTAACCGACCTGATGCTACAGCCTGGGGGCGTGGTGTCGGGTTGGTTGCCCCACGTTACGGAGTTGCCGTGGTCGGCGGGGATTGTGCCACCGGAAGGGGCTGAGGAATTGAACGCACGTATTGACGCACTCGAATCTCAGGTTGCGGAGTCGCAGATTTATTTGAACCGTATTATGGCACCGGCTCAGGTTTGGGTTGGTGATTCTTCGGGCAATAACGCGCATGTTGAAACGCTTTGGGATGCTGACCTTGGCTGGGTTTCGTGGATTGATGTTGCCGCGTTGCCGGGCACTGGGGATATTGGTTTTTGGTATCCGAGCAGTGATGCGGTGCAGTCGTCGTCTCGGCCTTATGGTTGGTCGATGCAGGTCTTCACGCAGGGTTTGGCGGGTGTTGGTTCGTTGCGGCCTCGTGTGGATTATATGAATGGTGCGACGGTGGCGGGTTCGAATGCTGAGTTGTCGTTGACGGCGTGGCCGGATTGGTCTTACCGGGTGGAGCACGATTTCATTCTTCCGGCTTCTCGTGCGGCGCGTCCGGCGTTCGTATTGGTTGGCAAGACGGCGGGCGCGAGCGGGCGCATTGGCTTGACTCGCCCGAAGCTGGGCACAAAGTCGGAACGGAGCCAGTAATGATTGACCTGCCCGTTGCTTCAATTCAGCCGTACCGGGATAAGACCCCTTGGTATGACTTATCCCAGCTTCTGACTGCTGGTCTTACCCCATTCTATCCAGAGTCGTGTGTCGCGGCACCTGTTGGGAACTTCATCCACTACGCGTTGATGATTAGGATCGATCAGGCCAACCCGAACGTGGAGGATATCACTCTACTTAGGAATCTCCCGGCTGAGCTTCGCCCTGCTGCGGCGACGGCGACGACTGGGTGGTTCACGGGCGGTGGCGCTGATGTGCCGCACCGGGTGGAGTTCTCCCAGCATTGGGCTGTGATGAATCGATGGCGGACGATGGGCCTCAAACTCGCAGACTTCACGGTTGCCTCACTAACCCTCACCGCGCCAAGAAAGGCCCCATGATGGCTATCGAACTCCCAATATTGAATACGCGTTACTCGTCGGTGAATCCGCTGTTCAACCTCCACGGGCTTTTGTCGCCGGGTATTACAGGAGGCTATGGCGGGACTGTTGGTTGTTGGGCACAGGTCACGGAGAACACGCTGACCGTCTCGATCCGGGTTGACCCACGAAATGCTGAGTTTACAGACGGGTTCATCTTGACAGGGCTACCGGAAGAATTGCGCCCTTCCGTCAACACTCCTGACACCGCGCAGCAGCAACTCTTTTTGATGAAGAACGGTAAAATCTGGCTGAGGTCATCCGCTGATTGGAAGCTTCAAGATCGCACTGAGGTGAACGCAATATTCATCGCACCTAGGAGGGCCAGTTAGTGGCTATCGAATTGCCTGTTTTGGCGACACCTTACCCTTCGATGTATCCGATCTATAACCTGAGCCAGTTTCTTTCTCCTGGCATCGTGACAACTGCGACGGGTGGCGAATTCTCGGTGTGGGGTCAGATCACGCCGAACCTTGTCATGGTCTCGTTGCGTGTCAATCCTTCGGCGATTGCCAATGAGGCAACCGGAAATATTCTTGAGGGCTTACCGGATGAATTCAAACCGGTGGTCAACACACCGGATTCAGCTTTGCAAGGCATCTTCTTGATGACCGATGGGCGAGTTTGGAAACGCTCCTACTCTGAAACCGGCTGGTATCTTGCCGACCGGACAGAGGTATCCTGCATGTTCACAGCACCACGGAGGGCAGCATGAGCCTTTCAGTTATTCCTCAGCCGTATCCTGACCGTGAGCCGTGGCTTGATTTGCACGAGTATGCAATCAATAACTGGTCCATGCTCGGCCCGTCTTCGTCATTCAACTTCCTAGCCAAGGTAACCGCAAACGAGGTCACCCTGCAGTTGCACACCCGCGGGGGAACGGCACGGCAAATCACCTCGCCATTGCCCGCTGAGCTGTTACCCGAAGTTGGCGGCTCAGCGGTGCGCTACTGGACGCTCCCAGCATTCCAAAAAGACGTTGGTGCGGTAGTCCTGGAACTCCACTCAGATGGAACATTGCACTTGCCATATTGGGGCAACGGAATCGCAGACGGCACGAACAAGAACGTTGTCTGCCAGGCAACCTACGTTCGGCGAAGTTAGCAAGGGGTTATCGTGCGCCTACAGCAACCGATCCACGTTGATAAGCCAGTCGCATCGATCAAACTCAAGATCAGCGCGACAGACGTGCCCCTGTCCGCGAGCGTCACGATCACAGATATCCAGTTGCAAGCCGGCGAGCAACCGACCGGAGTCGTGCCTAACCCACGTGAAATCGGAACAACGATAGACCGAGCACAACACCGCAACGGCGTAATCAATCCGGGATTGCAAGTCGTAGCCCTATCAAACGGCGACAAAGCCGCGCCCGCACACATGCGAATCCGCGGAAAGGGCAAAACCCGGGTGGGCGCATACAAATTCGGTGAACTCAACGGGGTCGCTGAAGTGGACGGCCTCAACCACTTCGCGTCACAAGGCTACGGGCGCGCCCCAATCATCACGGAGCGTCAAGACCTCACCCTGAACACCACCCTCCAAGGGCGAGCGCACCTGCAACTCTCTTGGAACGAAAGGACATAATGGCGAACGTATGGGCGTGGGTTGGCCTTTCCTGGACTGACCGAATCCGCATGGTGCTTGACCAGTACGGCGACCGAATCACAGACATTTCAATCTTCGGCTGGATCGTCGCCAAAGACGGAACTCTCACCGAAACATTCGACCCCGCGCAGCTCGACGCATACCGGGCAAAATGGCCGCACATCCGCTGGTGGGGATGCTTCCGAAACATGGATGACCCCATAGATGGGCCATACACAATCTTCGAAGCGTTGCGCGACTCAGCGACCGCCCGAAACCGCCTCGCTGATCAAGTCGAAGCGAAAATGTTCAGCAAGTACCCGTGGCTTCACGGCGTGGACCTGGACATGGAAGCAGGCGGCAACGCACGTTCGGCTGACTCCGAAGAGCTCTTTCGAGTCATCACCAACCGGGCGCACACGCTCGGCAAAAAAGCATCCGGAGCGTTGCCGGCGCTGACAGCTACCGGTTCAGTCGGCGGTGAAAACTGGGTGCGCTACAAGCAGCTCGGGCAGATCCTCGATCACGTTTCAATCATGTCCTACGACTTCGCTTGGTCCGGCAGTGCGCCCGGCCCGGTATCTCCCGGCTTCTGGCTAGAACAGGTTTACGATTGGGCGGCATCGCAAATCGAGCCGAGCAAGGTCAGCATGGGCCTACCGCTCTACGCCTACTTCTGGTCAATCCACGACTACCCGGCATCATGGGGAGCAACCCGGCGCGGCGTGTCTGGCACGTACTACAGCGCATGGCAATACTTCACCGGAGCGCGCCCCTGGTCAGACACAGGCACACACGAAGCTATCGGATGGTTATGCTACCGCGACGAATCGAGCCGCTCACTTTTTGGTTATTTGGACGTTTACGACTGGCTAGAGGCCACGCAATGGGATTCAGTGTCTGGCGCTGTCGGTGGCGAATTCCAAGGCAAGCAATACGCGGTCAGGTACGGGCAACCGGCAGCTGTGCCGATTTGGGGTGTCACTGACAACTCGGTTGGTAGTTCGCGGATTGATTACAAGATGCGCGCCGAGCCGGTCATTGCATCCAACGGGCAGGCGGTAACCCCGAAGGTCGGCTTCACGCTCACAACTGAGCTAATCCAGCGCGAAGCGATTGCCGCGACAATCATTGACGATTATGCGTCGAGTAGCCAGCAGCTGGGCGACGTTTACAGTGAGCCTTCGGGCGCGTGGGCTTTCGAGCAAGTTACCGACACGTATAAGCAATATCGGGGCACAGGCGAACTCGTTTTTGACAACGCGTTCGGCACGCAGTCACTCTACGCAATGGCTCGATTCCAATTCGCGACGGGCGGTACGTTCTCAGTCACGTCGCAAGGCATCACCGCGGAACTATCGAATACGGGCACGCTGCGGCTCATGCGAGGCGCGACCGTACTAGCATCATCGAACGTCGGCGCGCAGCAGGTCGGGGGAGCCGCGCAAGTCGGTCGGTGTGTGCTCGCGTTGCGGGTGCGCGAAGGTTCAGCCCGCGTGTACTTCTCCAACGCCGAAACGACAATTCCGCTACGGCTGGAAGCGATGACCACACCACCAGGCGGTGCGACTGGCTACAAATCAACCGGCACCGCGTGGATCGACCATATTTATTTAGGAAGTGGCATTTGGTATCAGCCTCGAGAAGCGATTGAAGTCGAGATAAACGGGCAGCGCAAAGTCCTTGGCCGAGTCGAGCGAACCGGCGTTATCTGGGATGACAAGAACCGTTTTCGGCCTATCGAAGACGTGGAGGAATCCGCGACGAGAGAAACCGGATACGCCTTAGATTGGGTCTTTGTTCATTGGAAAGATATACCGATCAACGCGGGCATTGAAACGACAGTGACTATTCGCCCGCTGGATCATGATGCGTGGGTAGGTCGCAACTACATTCTGGATCGCGACGGGGCAAGTATCGTGTATTTTTCTAGCGCCGAAACAATCGTCCACTGGCGGGGCCGGGCCGCCCTCGAATGGGGCTTGCAGGGGGTGGCCTTGTGGTCGCTAGGCCAGGAGGACGTGCGTCTTTGGTCGTCGCTTGCTGGCGGTGAGTTCAGCCAAGCAAGTAAGCGTTTGGACGAGTGAGTCAACTATTAATTTAGCACCCAAATTGGTAGAATTAGGGGTATAAGAACGGCCTCGGAAAGTGCGGAAACACCAGCCGAGGCCTACCCCGAATCTAGTATCAGTAGAAAGGGGCTACCTGCAATGGTACCCAATTCATCTTCCCCCGCCAAAACTTGCTCATTCGACGGGTGCGCGAAGAATGTAAAAACTCGTGGCCTATGCCAAGGCCACTACATGCAGAAGTGGAAAGGAAAGCCACTCACGCCGCTTGTTGGGAAGGCTCTCACGAACGGAATGACAAACCTTGAGCGCCTGATGTTTCGAGTCAAAAAGACCAAATCGTGCTGGAATTACACTGGCTCATTGGTTGATGGTTACGGAAGTTTCCACTACAAAAATCGTACATACCTAGCTCATCGGGCATCATACGAAATGCAAGTCGGCGTAATACCCGAAGGGAAGTTCCTTGACCATATTTGCCACAACCGAGCTTGCGTAAACCCGGCGCACCTCCGCGTTGTCACGAACAAGCAGAACATCGAAAACATCGCCGGTCCACACCGTGACAGCAAGTCGGGAATACTCGGCGTTGGATGGGATGCAGCTAAGGATAGGTGGGTTGCCAGAGTCATGCATCATGGCATCACCTACGATCTTGGAACGTTCCGCGACCCCGCCGAAGCTGGCGAAGCGGCAAGGGTGAAGCGTCTCGAATTGTTCACGCATAACGACATTGACCGTCGCGCATCATAACTACTACCTCAATGGCTCTCGTTTCGACGGGGGCCATTGCTATATCCGAAAGGTGATTTGATGCCTACGTGGCTCAACATTTCGACCGCCATAATCGAAGCCGTCGAAAACCAAAAGGCCATAATCACTGAGCCGGTGATACTCGGCCTAATAACTCTCTTCGGCGTCATCTTCACAGCTTATCTAACCTATCTTGGCGTAAAAGCTAAGACCGACCGGGCGCAGCAGGACTCAGACCGTCTCCGAATGTCGGCAATGGAAAACCGGCTAGACATGACCGAGCGGCGCAACGTGGGGCTATGGGCTTATTGCCGGGCTCTCATTGACCATATTTACAAAGGCGGGGGAGCGCCGCCGCCAGACCCGCCCCACACGATCAAAGACCTATTCGACTAACCGCCCGTTGAGGCGGTTTTTTATGCCCTAGCGCAAACGCGCCGGGGCTTTTTCTATGCCCGAAAGGTGGCCCTCATGGCGCTAACTCGCCTCGGCTGGGACGTGCTCACGTCCGGTTCCAGCAATCGACTAACCAACCTCAAATGGATCACTGGCAAAGTTCGCGCTGGTGACGCGCATACTATCCTCAACGAGCTTGGCCGCCGCTTCAACGCGGAGGTTGAGACCATCCGCAAGGACTGGTCTTGGGGTTACGCGTACCGCCCCGTGCGTGGCGCGTCCGTAGCCTCTGAGCACTCTGCCGGTACTGCCGTGGACTTCAACGCTCCTGCCCATGGCCTGGGGCTGTCTGGCACGTTCTCCGGCGCACAGGTGAAGGCTATCCGCCGTATCCTGGCAGACCTCGACGGCACTGTACGTTGGGGCGGTGACTACGCCGGGCGCAAAGATGAGATGCACTTCGAGCTACAGGGCGGAGTTTCCAAGCTCGCCAGGGTTGCAGCGAAGATCAACGGCGGAATCATCAAGCCGGTTGGCATTGTGAAGCCGTCGAAGCCTAAGCCAGCAAAGAGCAACCGTCCAACCGACTACAAGGATCTCACTGTAGACGGCAAGTTCGGTTCAGCTACTGCTGAAGCTACTCAGATCCTCATGTCCCAGATCGGCTTGTACGAACGAGCCATTGATGGCGACGCGGGCAAGTACACCTGGGAAGCCGTGCAGGAGTGGTTGAACGGACTCGGCTACTACCACCGCGCTGTTGACGGAGACTTCGGATACCACTCGGTCATCGCGTTGCAGCAGTTCCTAGCCAAGAAGGGCCACCTCGACACTAAGCGCTGGCTGATTGACGGCAAGTTTGGACCGGCCACGGTCGAAGCGTTCCAGCGCTATTTGAACCAGCAGAATGGCCAGTAGTTCGGCCTTCTAACCCCATGCGCCGCCCGTGGTCATCGTGGGCGGCTCTTATCAATCCGCACAACGCAAGTTAGGACGTCTCAAAGTGACTCTGAAAGACCTAATCCCTACCGGCGCACGTCGCAAGGTATACGCAATTTTCGCCCTGGTCGGCTTGACCCTTTCCAGCTTTCAGGTTGGATTTTCGGCAGCCGACGCGGGCCAGCCGGTTTGGCTGAACGTGGCTTTTGCCGTCTTCGGACTTTGGGCTACCGCCGTAGGCTTCACGGCTCGAAGCAATGCTCTCGAAACGCCGGAGACTTTCGACGCGACTTTGAAGCGAGCAGCGCAGGAGGCTAAGCCCTCTTACCCGGTCGCTGACCCCCACGCGCCGACTGAGGCCGATTCGGCTCGCTATGAGAGCGACAAGTAACCCCATAAAGATTTAGCCCGCCAGAAACGATTCTGGCGGGCTTACCCATGCCTTGCGTCATCCGGCGCGGGGCTTTTTCATTGCCCAAAAACGGGCAGGAACGAGAAATAAAATGGCTGACTACCCAGGCAAGAAAGACCCCAACATTGACGGCAGTTTTAGCTGGCAAAATAAGGTGAACTTACAGCGCTATCTACAGAACGTCGGCTACTACTCGAATGCCCGCGAATGCGACGGCGATTGGGGATATTGGACAACTCTGGCAATTCAGCAGTTTTTGCGAACCAAGTATCGTTGGGGCTACCCGAAAACTCGAATGTACGCCGGTGCGCTCGATGGGAAGTTTCGCAACATGACCAAGAAGGCCATGGGCGACGCGGCCGGTTATTTGATTGGAATTACCGGCAAGCCGAGTTACATGTCTAGACTATGCGGGGCCGGTAGTTGCACCGTCGCCTGGCCTAATAAGAATGTAGTAAAGCAATGGCAGCAGTGGCTTAATTACAATCACGCTTAA